TACGGCTACCTTATCTGGTTTTGGAGCAACTGTTACATATACAGCAGCAACTTTAGGTGCTACCGCTACATCATTTACTGCTACTTCAAATCCTGGATCTGTAACAGGAACTGGTTCTTCACCTATTACAGTTACTGGCTTAAGTCCAGGCACTGCATATACATTTACAGTAAAAGCAAGTAATGCTAATGGTGACTCTGCTAACTCTTCTGCAAGTAATCAAATTACAACAGACGTAGTTGCAACTCTTAGTGGTGGTACTAGAACTTCTGATTCAACTTATTATTATAGAACATTTACAAGCAACAGTAATTTAGTTGTTGCTAATGCGCCACTAACAGCAGATATTATGGTTATTGCTGGCGCAGGCGGCGCAGGTGGTGGTCACGGTGGCGGCGGCGGAGCAGGTGGTTTTCGTGTTTTAACTGGACAAACATTGGCTACAGGAACTTATACATTAACTATTGGCGGCGGTGGTACAGGTGGATTTTCTGACGGAGTAGGTTCAAGTGGTAGTGCTACTTCATTTGCAAAGAGTGGATTTACTACAATATCTGCATCTGGTGGAGGCGTTGCTTCTGGTCGTGGTGGAGGTGCTGCATCTGGAGGTTCAGGTGGAGGATGTAACTTTGGTGGGGCACAAACATCAGGTAATACTGGTGGATACACTCCAGTAGAAGGTTACGGTTGTGGTACATCTACATTTGGTGCTGGCGCAGGCGGCGGCGGTGCTGCTGGTGTTAGCGGTAATACAGTTAATTATAATGGTAGCGCTGGCGGTTCTGCTACATCTGCTTATTCTTCTTGGGCTTCTGTAACTTCAACTGGTGTGGGCGGTGCTTATGCTGGTGGAGGTGGTGGAGCAGGATGGAGTTCATCTGGAGGCTCCCATGCTTCAGGCGGAGGAGGCGGTGCTGGTGACGGCTCTCACAACTCAATTAATCACGGTGTAGCAAACACAGGATCTGGCGGCGGCGGTCGAATGGAAACTCCTGCTAACACTTGCGGTAATGGTGGTTCTGGTCTTATTATTGTTCGCTACGAGAAAACACAAGGAGAATAATTATGGCACATTGGGCTAAAATAGATGAAAACAATATTGTAACTCAAGTCACAGTAGGAGATAACAATTCTCCTGATGAGGGTTATCAATGGTTAATAGATAATCTTGGCGGTACTTGGATTAAAACATCATTTAATAATAATATCCGTAAAAATTATGCTGGGGTTGGATTTACTTATGATGAGGAAAGGGATGCTTTTATTCCACCAAAACCATTTCCATCTTGGACACTAAATGAGGTATACTGTAATTGGGAACCTCCCGTGTCTAAACCTATTAACTCAGATCGTATTTATATATGGAATGAAGAAACTGGTTCTTGGATTGAGGCTTCAGTTTAAGTAATAAATATTGCTAGGGGGCATTGTATGAAATTAAAGAAAAACATAATAAATTTTTATCCTATATCAGACGATATATCAAGTTGGTCAACACCACCTCAAACAAGTGTTTCTTCAAACATACCAGAGTGGTTTAAAAAAACTCCCATGTACAGAAATGGAGATACTAAGTTTATATATGAAGGTGATCACAATTTAAGCGTAAGACAATGTATTCCGTTATTAGAAACCTTTACCGCTGGATATGTAATGGTTACACCTTGTGACATTCAGGTAAGAAAAATAAATGGTGATTATAGATATACTTGGGGTCCAACTTTACCAACTGCACCAATAGTTCCTCGTCCATCTAATGAGGGAAAAATAATGCCAGATGTAGATGGATATGAGCCACTACAATTTAATTGGTTTCCACATTGGTCTGTTCAAACAGCACCTGGATATAGTTGTCAATTTATACACCCTATTAATAGATTTGATTTACCATTTTATACTCTTGGTGGAATTATAGATACTGATAAATGGGGCGAGGCTGGTAACCAGCCATTTTTATTAAAGAAAAATTTTGAAGGTATAATTCCCAAAGGAACTCCTTTTCTTCAAATTATTCCATTTAAAAGAGAGGACTATGAATCAAAAATAACTGATGACAAAGATGGTCTTCACATAAAAAATATTAGAAAAAGAGATTTAATTTTAAAAGGATGGTACAAGAAAAATGCTTGGACTAACAAAACATACAGGTAAAAATAGTTAATTAATAAAGGATACCCCCAAGGATTACCAAGGGGGTATTGTTTATAATTTTTAGGACTTACAAGGATACTTGCTGTACCATTCTTGGTACCGTGGTCCGTTCACAGAACTCCATGCTGACCAATCTTTACCACCCTTAGTCATGTGAAATGTTATTTGTGAATTAGTAACTGGGTTAAATAATTCAACGTTAGAGTCAAGATCGAATTTTTCTCTACGATCAGGACCCAGTTTTCCTATCATGTTTATTTGAAATACTCCATAAGAACTATCTCCAGTTTCTGAGTTGCCATTAAAAGCAAAAGGTCTTCCATTAGATTCAGCCTTTGCAATTGCACATGCTGTTCTTAATTTATCACCTTTAAACCCTATAGCCTTCAGTAGGTCAACTAACTGGCTATCAGTTAATTTATGAGCATTTTCATATTTTTTTAATATACTCTCCTTAGAAACCAGAAAAGCCCCTGTAGGGGCTGGAACGGCTTCAACGGAGGGTTTAGTCAATAAATTATTATCTAAAGCATTAGCAGAATTGCTAAAAGGCGCAACCAAACCAACGATAGATAGTAACCCCAACCAAACCTTCTTTTCAATGTTTCTCATTAGTGTTACCTCCTTAGAAACAAAAACTACCTTTCGGTAGTGTATTAATTATAACATGATTTAGGGATTAAAGTCAACTTTATCAATATACCCGCACATTTATTAAAAATATTATAGTATGAAGTGGTATAATAATAAGATTATGGCTACTGGTGCAACCGCAAACTACGATCTTCCTTATCCACTATTTAGTGATCCTGTAAACATTCATGGAGATTTTCAAGATTTGGCAGAACAGATTGAACTTATATTACCTAGTCTTGTAAATCATACTATAGAGGTTAGAAATGTAAGTGGTGCAAGTATTGCAAAAGCAACTCCAGTTTATATAACTGGTTTTTCAACAAAACCAACAATTGGAAAATGTGATTCTGATGATCTTACTACATTCCCAGTTTTAGGATTAACAGATTCAGCAATTGGAAATAACACAGATGGTGTTGTTACTATTTCTGGAGTAATACTTAACGCAAACACAAATTCATTTACTGCTGGCAATGTTCTTTATGTAGCAGATGGTGGAGGATTAACAGCAACACAACCAGCAACTGGTTCTGGAGCAGTAGCAATAGTCGGAAAGGCTAATGCAACAACTGGAATACTAGTTGTAGGTCAACCAAAAGGCAACGGTAGTTGGGGATCATTGAAAGCAGGATTATCATAATGGCAACACTTAGATCTTCACAACAAGATTCTTATTCAATTGGCTCTGCACCACCTACAGTTAATTGGACAATTGTAAAAGGAGACAGTGCAGGATTTAGAGTATACGTAACAGATGACAATAAAGATCCACTTGATATTTCCGAATGGACAATTGAAATGGAAATTAAAAGACCAACAGTTGCAGGAAATTTAAATGATGCAGATCCAGCAGGAGTGTTAAACCTTACCCCTGTCGCTACAGCAGAAGATGATGATGGAGAATTTACAGTATCCCTAACATCTACTCAATCAAAAAGTTTAAATACTGGAGATATTTTTGATATTGAATTAAGAGATGCTAGCAGGGTATGGACAGTTGCTCGTGGCATATTAACAGTTATTGAAGATATTACAAACAGCGATGAGTCGTAATGGCTTATGCAACAATTATAGATTTATCTAAAAATAAATCAGAAAAAATTTCTAGGATAAATTATCCTAAAACTAAAATAAATGGGTTTGTAAGGTTTACAAAGATACAAGAGGTTTTGCCCTTTAGGGTAAGGTTTACAAACATTGGAATATCACCAACAGCCGTACCTGGAATTGGGCTTCAAATAATCGGAATTAATAACTATATTCTTTAATAATGTGATATAATTTCATCATGGCTAAAGTATCACTTGCAGCAGTAAAATCACTATTTCAAACTGGGGATAGACCCACAGAGGCAAACTATGTTGATTTAATTGACACCCTGTCAGCACAAGCAACAGATTTGGGTAGTTCTGGAAATAACGAATCAACAATTAATGGTATTGAAAATTCAACAGTATTTGATAACTTTTTAGCAAGCGAATTTAGATCAATGAGATATGTAATCTCAATTAAAAAGACTTCTGGTGGCGCAAATAAATTTTACGCCACAGAGATGAATATTCTTGTAGATGGAACAGACGTTTCAGTTACAGAATATGCAACGATAGACAACGATGGGAATATTGGCACCATCTCTGTTTCAAGGGCTGGGGATACAGTTTCACTAACTGTGGTTCCAGTGGGCGGACAAACCCCTATAACCCTACGCTACATGCGTATGGGATTAAAGGCTTAACCAAGGAGATAAAAGATGGCAACCGTAACAAAAGATTTTAGAGTAAAA